TTTTTATGAAAACTTTTATTTGATATTTTCATTAAATATTTCAACAATATTCATATTTTCAACTTTTTTAAATCTATTTTTCACAATTTCTAAAACTTCTTTTGGTGTTTTTGCGCCATATAAATCACTTACATTATTATCTAAAGTAGATGACCAATCCCATTTTAAATGAATATCTTTAATTGGATTTTTTTTAATTTTTTGAATTATATCTACATTAATAAATGTTTTAAAATATTCATTAATTTTTTTTATTAAATCTTTCTTTTGTTTTTTAGATTTTTTAGAATCTTCAATTAATTTTATCATAGATTTAGAACCTAAATTTGGTCCATTATATATATCTATTAAAAAACAAAACATATCCATTTTAGGATTTTTAACTAATTTTCTAAAATTTGGAAAATGTTTTATAATATAATCATCTAATTGAGTTAATCCAAAATCATTTAATTTACTTATAAATCCATTTGCTTCAACATAAAATTCATTTTTTTGAAATTTATATAATATATAATCTTCCTTTTTATAAGAATTTACAATAAATCCTAAAATATTTCTTATAAAACAATCACCATGAACAAAATATGGATAATTTTCTTGTAAAACAGCTAATGTAAATGCAATTTGAAATATAACACGATTTAAAAAAAATTCTATTTCTATCCAATCTTTTTTTAATATATCTTCCATCATTTTTGATAAATCATATGAACAATATTCTAATTCCATACTATAAAAACCTCTTTCTAATTTTTGTGGATGATCTCTATATAATAAATCACATTGATATGGAATATTTTTAATTGATTTTTCATTTTTTAACATAAAATCAACATAATTAGGACATACTTTAAAAAAATCATAAGGAACTTTATCACAATATGATCCTTGATAAAAGGCAACAATATGAGGTGTTTTTCTTTCAAGAAGAATTTCTTTTGTTAAAATATTTTGAATAGCTAATTCTTTTTCAAATTCAATTTTTAATTTTTCTTTTTGCATTTCATTATCTTTCCAATATAAAAAAATTGGAAAATATTTATAAACATGCCCCTTTGAAATAACTATAATTGTTTTTGAACCACCCGACCCAAATAAATAAATATCATCTTTTTGATTCGGAATTTTACACAATTTTAAAGACATTTTATTTTTTTATATTTAATTCTAATATATATTTTTTTATTT